GCCTCTGCAATTGCAATCAATTTGTTTGCTTTTGCTTGTGATTCTGCTTGACTACCTGTGATGCCAGGGCCTTGAAGTAAGAAGTTGACTGCATATTCTGCTTCGTTCTCAAAGATTTCATAACCACCCATGATTGAACCAAGAGAACAAGAGTAACCACCCTCTGTGCTTACACCAGAATAATCTTTACCACCTTGTAGTTCGTAAAGTATGTTACCACCAAAGTTGAAGTCTACGTCTTGTGCGTCCTGACTCCAAGTATTTTGAGCTGTCGATACAGGAGTAAATGCAGTTACAATACCAGATGCAATTGTTCCGTTTCCAGTTGCGATTCCGATAAAGATGTTATCAGAGTTCTTTGAAACAAAATCTTTATAGTAGATTGCATCTCCAAAGGAGTTCTTTGCGTCATCTGCCTTTGATAGGAATGTGAACTTCTCAAGAATTGCACCTGTTGTTCCAGAAATCTTTCCACTGTCATCAATAACTACGATATGTAATTCATCATTTGAACCGTTTCTTGCAGCAGAGTATCCACTTGTGCCTGGTTTTTCAGCAATCTCTTTCCACTGTAATGCACCGTTCTTCAATTGAATGAACTGATTATCATACCAGTCATCAACTTGGAAGATTGTTGCACAAGTTGAAATACCAGCATCAGGATCTGCGATTGTTGAACTACTACTTGAGAACAGAACGCCAGGGCCAGGTAAAGTATTACTTGTTTTTGTTCCTGTTGTAAATGCGAAGATTCCGTCCTCTGTGTAAGTCGCTGGGAAAATTGTTCCAGCAGCAGAAACACGATTTACAACCTTAACATCAACTGTACTTGCACCAACACCAGTAACAATACCTTGAATGTATCCGTCTGCGGTTGATGTTGTGCCAGGGCCAACAATTGTTCCACTGATAGGTTGTGTAACACCCATACCAACACTGATGTTTGCCACCACATGAGGTGTAACATGAAGTTGTTGGTCTGCAGCACCATCAATGTATGCAACTTTCATTCCGTTTGCATAACTGCCTGGGTTTCTTGCAGCTAATCGATATGTTGTAGCATCTTCAAAATTATTTTGATAATCTTGGAAAGATTTAATTTTAAGACTTGAAGTTGATCCAATACCTGTTGGATGTGTTGTAGGCATACCACCTACGTTTGCGTTATTTAAACTTGCACCATCTGCTCTAACGACTCTTAATATACCACCATACTGTAGATAGTTTGATGCAGTGTACCAGTATTCATACTGTCTATCATTACTTGATGGTTTTCCAAAAAGATCGATCATATCTTGCTCATTCTCAATAAGCAAAGGTTCTAGTACAGGGCCTCTTTCAAAAGGGCCTACTATCGCACCTGTCTGATCACTTATGGAGTCAATTCTACCAACCGTAAGGTCAACTTCCCTAACCTTAACGCCTGGAGATACTAAACCTATGCCAGCCATGTTTTTCTCCGAAGTTCCACGTTGTTTTACTAAATTTATTTATGAAATGCTACCTCTCTAAATGGGGAAACATGACGTGAACCCTACCAATCAGGGTAAATCTCCACTTTCCCTTTTTTTCTTCTTCCTTCAGAAACTCTTTTAATTGAACATCTTTTACACTCATATGCGTAGGCCGATGGCACATTTCCTCTATCCTTTCTTGTCTTGTAAAAGTCATTAATCAGTTCCTTCATCTCACCACATATCTTACATTTTCTCTGTTCAAAGAGTAAATGTTCTAGTCCAAACTGATCTTCAAGTTTCATCAAAACCATCTCCAAGGTAACATTGACATACCTAACATATTCAATACTGGTTCAAATGCTAGTGCGATTAATGTGAACATTAAAACTTCTATGAAAAATTGTTTCCATAGAGGTTGTTTTAACTTCCATTCTTTAAACTTATTTGGTTTTCTTGCACGTTCATACGCTCCTGACTTTTCACCAATAAGATCTGTCCACCAACTTGGATCTACAATATTTCCTAATAATTTTAAAAGTCTAATCATCTGTAATCCCACATATAAGAACGATCACCGTATTCATCAGCATACCATCTATCTCCCTCACCATCAACAAAACTTTCATCATCTCTTCCATCAACAATAAATCCAAATGGTGACATGTCTTGTTCTATCTGGTCTCTTTGATCTTCATAGATTCTCTTTCTAACATCTTGGTCTGTAAGTTCTTTAAAATATTCTTGTTGAACTAACCATGCGTATATAACGAGACACATTGCAAGGTCATCATTACATCCTTCTTCTGCTTCAAATGAGTTGTGTTTCTGTATAAATGTAGTAAGTTCAGATATGATATCGTAGTCGTTGAATATTATCTTCTCATCTTCTATCAAAGTTTTTAAGTTAGAACATCCTACCTTCTTTACCGTTTTGGACATCTTCACACCAAGTTGAGTTTTCTTACCTGAGAATCCTTGACCTACAATCTGACCAGCACGACCTCTCATTGAACATAGTAAAAGATTATCATACTCTAAGTCATATTGAATGATACTTGCAACTTGGTCTCCAATATCATTTACCTCACATAAAATAAAAGCATTGTTGTATGCCTTCGCAATATCCACTATGATACTGGGAAACAACATTGGTTTTATTTCATTATTTTTATACTTACCTATTACTTTATGCGGAAATGATGTGATGTCCGTGATTATGAATGCAGAGTAGTCAATGCCCACACCACGAGCCACGTCAACTGTAATCACATAATCATGATTCTTAATTGGTTCAAAATAGATATCTAATCCACGATGACTCTTAATCGGTTCATCATATACTAATGACTTTAACTTTGCAGAACTAATCAGAGTATCAACAGAACCTAGAAACTCGCACTCAAACTCAACACGAAACTGTTGTTCTGAAGTGTTTGCGATTGTTTGTTCCTTCCAATATTGATCTCTGCCTGGCACTTCAGACCAGTGAACCTCAGTTGGCACATATTCATTCTTATCTCTTTCAGCGTCATGCCACATTCGATAGAAGTGATTCATACCATGTGGTGTGGATACAACTATGACTTTTGTTCGTTGGCCAGAAGAGATAGTAGGATAAACAGATGCAAAGAATTGGTCAGCAATGTGATTCGGGATAAAAGCGAACTCGTCAAGAAAGATGACATTATAGGATCCACCACGGACAGCAGATGCAGATGTAGACGCAGCGAGAATCTTTGATCCATTTTCTAACTCCAGAGAACCTTTATTCCAAACAAGAACACCTTGTTGCATCCATTTAGGTAAGTTTTCATATGCTAGTTGTAATCTACCTAAGAGGTCACGAGCAGTTGATGCCTTGTTTGCAAGTATTGCTATATTTACATTATCATTAAATACAGCATAATGCAACAAGTAGGATACCACAGTCGTAGACTTACCAGTCTGTCGAGGCATCTTGCAGATATTAAATCTTTCGTGATGAAAATTATTGATTAACTTTTCTTGAAATGGATATAGATTAAAATTAACTAGACCCTCATCAAGAGAAACAATCTTGATATAGTTTTTTGCGAAGTAAACAGGATTATCCTTACACTTGATGAACTCCTCAATATTCTCTTGAGTAAATTCAACTTTTACGTTCGCTTTCTTTAGATTGGGATTACCAAGATATACAGTATCAGACATAATAAATTAAAATAAAATTAACACTTCCAGCGTCTTCGTGCTTGTCTTAACCTACTGTTTGGATCTTTTGCAGCCTTTGGAAACTTCTTCATTTGACCAGCACTTCTAGCACAGTAACTCTTTCGTCTCTTTGCATCCTTAGACCCTTTTTTAACTTTACCAGTCACAGCAGTTTGTAACTTAGAGCCAGGATTACGACGACGATATGCAGCAACACCTTTTGCAGTCATGCCAGCACCACTCTTTGTTGGTCTCTTGTGTCCAGACTTGACACTCATTCCCTTCATATCATCTTCAGTCACAACCTCTTCCATTGTAGGAGTTCTATCTGCATCTGGCCCTTTAAAAGTTTTTCCAAGTTTATCTTTAGTTGCATCTAACTCTCTTCTTTTCTTAACAGCTGCATTAGTAAATTTTTCTGTTTGTTTTTGTCTTTTAACAAATTCAGAAGTTCCTCTTGCAGCATCACGTTTTGTCATTGCAACTCTAGCTGCCTGACTCAAAGTATCTAAACTAAGTTCGTTAATTGTCGCTTCACCCATATCTTTCATGGCATCTTCTTTCGCTTTATTTCCTTTAGGGTCATCTTTAATCTCTTTCATCTTATCTCTCATAGTCACTCTTCGTTTTTGACTATTTGGTTTTATAAAACTGGAATCAGCACCTTTAGCTTTACTAACACTATCTTGACTAAACTTAGGCAAATCTGCCATTTCACCCATCATCACGGTTGGTTCGCCTGGTTCAAGGTCTCTAGGTAAGAATGACATCAACTTTGCATCAGGATAAATCTTCTGAACTTCTTTCTCTACCTGTTGACGAGTTGGTCTAGATACAGATGGTACAAACATCTGTACCATATATGTTTTACCTCTCCAAGTTAGCACAACTTTATATGTATGACCGTTTTTTACAAGACGAGTCTTTGATTCATAAGCAGGTTCTAAGAAGTTAACCGTCTCTTGGTCTTTCTTAGCCATCACTCTTTTTGCTAATTTACCAGCGTCTCTTTGAGTTAGATATTTTGAGCTAGATTTTTTTTTTTCTCTTTTTAAAAAAGCAACTCCCTCTGTCACTGGTGCGTATGAATTATTTAAAGTTGGTAACTTAGGTTCTTTTGATTGTTGTTGTTCTAACTTTTTCTTTGCAACTGCTGCCTCATTTGGATTGGGAGATTTTGTCATACCTTGAAGCTTCTGAGTTCTAGTTTGTTTGATATCAAAAGATGGATTCATCTCTTGAAGTGACTCACCATCATGATTCAACTCATCACCAGCCTTGACACAACGATTATATGTCTTACCAAATAGTTTCTGAGTTCCTGCCTTCTTATATCCTTTCCAACATTTCTTACCAGCTTCGTTTAACTCAATCATACCAGCAGCTTCAAGTGCTGCAACTTGCATTGGTGAGAATCCTTCTTTCTTTGTCTTATTACCCCAGTTTTTTGCACCAACTTTACGACACTTTACAAGAGCACCAGAAGCATAAGCAGAAGGCCAAACATCATAACGTGCTTTCACCTTATGATAACAAGCATCTTTCTTGCCACTACCCTTGCCTTTCTTGTCTTTAGCTTCATTCACAAATTCATCATTGATAACTCCTTTTGTTTTTACACCACGTTTTGACTGATGATCTTTTTGTCTTTGTAATTGTTCCTTACCTGATATTGAAGTTGAACCAAAAGCATCCATATCTCTTCTTACTTTAACCTTTCTATCACCCATGACTTTTTTACTCATGCCAGTTTTGTACAGTCCACCACCTTTTATTGGTTTTGCATCTTTTCTAAGTTTATCATCGATTTTAGCTTCATCGACTACTTTATTTCGATTAAAATAATTCTCTTTCATTTTTCTCTTTGGATCAGTAGAAACATTAGTTGGTTTTGCTGCACCTGACTTCTGTGGTTGATTTGGATCAGCGGCTCTCTTTCTTCTT